TACACGCTTGGGGTGCAGAACACGGGGTGGTTTATGAAGTTGATGCATAACCCCTACGCCACGCATATAGACTTTTTCCGTTTTAAAGGGTTTTTCAAAAAGAACCCAAACGCCACGCCTAGCAACTTAGACATGATATTTGAGCGTAAGGGTAAGTTTTTAGTCGGAGAGTGGAAACGCCCCAACGAGAAACTAAACAAAGGGCAAGAAATACTGTTGAAAAGCCTGGCTAAACAAGAAAACTTTGTGGTTTTGGTAGTGCAGGGCGATACGGATAAAGAAATGGTGGTTAACAAGTTTTGGCGCGTTAAGAACGACAAATGCACCTTGCAGGGTGAAACCGCAGAAGATTTAAAAGAGTTTTTTAACCAATGGTATGAGTGGGCAGATGAATAATAAACTTTCCGTAAAAGAACGAAAATACCTAGCCCAAATAAAAGAAATGAATTGTGGGGTGTGTGACGCAAACGGCCCAAGTGACGCGCACCATATTGTTCAACACCAACAGTACCTATGCATTCCGTTGTGCAAAGACTGCCACCAAGGGGCATTTAACGGCATACACGGCCAACAACGGATATGGAAGGTATACAAGAAAGACGAAATGTCCGTACTCAACGAGACTATTCGGGCTTTGGTAAACTAACTTTCGGTGGCCGAATAAGGGTTAGCGCCTTATTTTCCTTGAATTGTGCAAATACCAAGGAAGTTGAACATCTCTGCTTTATGAGGCGGCCACCAACTTATTTACGAAGTGCAGGAATGCCAGCCTCTGGTTGGCCTTGGGCTTCATGGCTGCGGTGCATTGGGTGGGCGTGAGCCATGTCTGTTTTTTCATGCTCTTTTAACTCTTTTTCCAACTCGGCAACTTTACGGGCTTCTTTTTTGTATTCGCGTTCCATTACATAGTGGCCACCAGATTGGGGTTTGTTTTTGGACTCTTGAAATTTAAAGTTGGTAGGCATAGAAAAAACTCCTATAATCTAATTGACATGGGCTGATTGTGGCACAATGTCAGAACCATAACCTTGCAAGGAATGAAAATGGGATATCCAAAAATGGAAGTCGAGCCAAAGGGCGCTAAATCTAGTGACCGCTCTGGCGAAAAGAAAGTTGGCGTTTCTAAAGTTGACCGCGAATATGGCGGTGCTAAGTCTATGACTGGTGCTACACCCCCTAAAGGCGCAACCTCATCTGACATTAGCGGTGAGCGCAAAATGCCAATCGAAGGCGGTGTGGGCATGGGCAAAGCAGACGGCATTGGTATGCGCGAAGCAGGCCACATGGGTAAACATGACGGCCGTTTGGGTGAAATGAAGGGTGGCAGCTCTGAAAAAGAGTGTTACTCACATGAGCGCTACGAACACGCACAAGACAAGATGTAAAAAGCGAAACCCCACAATCAGTCGGGACTGTGGGGCTTCTAACCAAACCAACTAAAAAGGAGTTGATATGGCTGAGACATATTGTAGGGAATGCAAACATTACTACGACACTAATTCCATTTTGGGGTTGTGCCGCAGATTTCCTTTGTATCAAAACCGCAGCCCACAAGAGTGGTGCGGAGAATTTAAGGCAAAAGCAGTTGCCGAACTTCCCCCAGAACCTTCTGGGGACTTTTTGCCTTTGGCATACACAGAAGTTAATAAACTGAAGCCCAAACGCATGGGCAGGCCACCAAAAGTAAAAGAGGTTACAGAATGAATGTAAAACCTTTGCGCGACAAAATAATTGTCAAACCAGAACCCCGTTTAAAGTCAGTTCTTGACCTTTCACAAATGCAAGAGGCCGACTCAATCGGTACAGTTGTTGCAGCTGGTGACGAAGCCCTACACCAAGGCCTAAACATTGGTGACAGGGTGCTGTTTGGTACTTTGGCCAAAGAATATAAAGACGAATATTTGAAGTTTGAAGAACTCAATTTAAATGGTGAGCGTCACCTAAAGATGAGTTGGCAAGACATTGCAGCTGTAATGGAGGAAGTATGAAGCCTGGTTTATATGCCAATATTCACAAAAAACAAGCCCGCATCGAGCGTGAAAAGGCCGAGGGCAAACCCGTAGAGAAGATGAGAAAGCCTGGCTCTAAAGGTGCGCCAACGGCAGAAGCGTTTAAACAATCTGCGAAAACGGCCAAGAAATGAAAAAGCACGACAAACCCATAGAGCATAAAACCACGGGCAAGGATAAAACCTACAACCCAACGGAAAAAGGCGCTGGAATGACGGCTAAAGGTCGTGCTGAGTACAACGCTAAGAACGGCAGTAATCTGAAGCCGCCAGCACCTACCCCAAAGACCAAGAAAGACGAAGGCCGTAAGGCATCTTTCTGTGCGCGAATGGAAGGTGTTGTAAAGAACGCTAAAGGCCCTGCGGAACGGGCTAAAGCCTCACTGAAGAACTGGAACTGCTAATGAAACCAGGACTCTACGCCAACATCCATGCCAAGCAAGAACGCATTAAGCGTGAGAAAGCAGAGGGTAAGCCTGTGGAAAAGATGAGAGCGCCAGGCTCTAAGGGTGCGCCCACTGCCAAAGCGTTCAAAGAATCAGCAAAGACTGCAAAGAAATGACTTCCAGAGGCCGTCCTAGTTTGTTCAAAGAAGAATACGCAGATCAACTGCTGGAATACTTTGACAAAGAACCTTTTGAACGCAGACCTTTGTTAGATAAGGAAGGCAACGAAAAAGGTAGTGAAATTGTGCCTGCAAAGTTTCCGACATTAGCTCGATTTGCCACAATGATAGGGGTGACAAGAGACACTCTTTATGAATGGTCAACAGCCAAAACTGAAGATGGAGAACTAAAGCATCCTGATTTTTCCTACGCCTATAAGAAAGCGAAAGAATATCAAGAGGCTATTCTTGTTGAAGGCGCTATGGCAAACGCTTTTCACGCCAATTTTGCTATCTTTACCGCCAAAAACGTATTGGGATGGCGAGACAAGTTTGAGCAAGAGATTACAGGCGCTGATGGCGCTCCGCTGATCTCTGGCATCCAAGTGACATTTGTAAAGCCTGAATGAGCGAAGTCAGTGGGTCAATCAAAAAAGCAGAGTTTCCTGAGAAGCTCTCTTGTTTATTTCAGCCAGCTAAGTCTCGCTACCGTGTCCTATACGGTGGTCGTGGAGGCGCTAAGTCGTGGGGCATTGCTCGGGCTTTACTGATTAAGGGCGCTAAAGACCCTTTGCGTATCCTTTGCGCTCGGGAATTCATGACCTCGATGAAGGACTCGGTGCACAAGTTACTGTGTGACCAGATTGATGATCTGAGCCTGAATGGGATGTACGAGATTACCCAGAACACTATCCGAGGCAAGAACGGCACAGAATTTAACTTTGTCGGCCTGCGGAACAACATCGCCAACGTTAAGTCATTTGAAGGTGTGGACATTTGTTGGGTAGAAGAAGCTCAATCGGTGTCTAGCAGATCGTGGGATGTGCTGATTCCTACCATCCGTAAAGAAGAATCTGAAATCTGGATCAGTTTCAACCCTGAACTGGAAACAGACGAGACTTATCAGCGGTTTGTCCTGAATCCACCTGAAAACTCAGTGGTTACAAAGATCAACTGGAATGACAACCCGTGGTTTCCTGACACGCTACGCCTTGAGAAAGATTCCCTTAAACAAAGGGATATGCAAGCCTATAACACCGTCTGGGAAGGTATTTGCAGGCAGACCGTGGACGGTGCGGTATTTGCCCGTGAACTTCAGCAAGCAGACTTAGAGAATCGAATTACCAAAGTTGGCTACGACCCGTCTAAACCCGTTCACGCAGTGTTTGACTTGGGATGGTCTGACGCTACGGCTATTTGGTTTGTCCAATTTATTGGCATGGAAACGCGCCTGATCCGCTATATTGAAGACAGCCAAAAGACGATTACTGATTACCTGGCAAAAATGCAGACCTATGGTTATATCTATGACACGCTCTGGCTACCGCACGATGCAGAGAATAAAACCCTAGCCGCTGCTGGTAGGTCAATCGAGCAAATCGTCAAAAGCATGGGTTACAAAACCCGAATCATCCCGAGAACGCCAATAGCTGACTCAATCAACGCAGCCCGAACATTGTTTCGGAACTGCTGGTTTGATAGGGAAAATTGCCACGATGGGCTACAATGTTTGCGTCACTATCGCTATGAGGTCGACCCTGAAACTAAACAATTCAGCAAAAACCCCTTGCATGACCAGTACAGCCACGGTGCAGATGCCTTTCGTATGCTTGGATTGATGGTAAACGAGCCTAAGAAACGCGCTCCGCCAAAGCCGAGTTATCAAATGCCTAACAGTTGGATGGCCTAAATATGAGCGATTCCCAATCGGATTACGATCCAATCATTGACGAAGCAAAACAGTTCCTGAAGCTCTGCAATGATGCAGAGACAATGAACCGTCAGCAAGGATTGGAAGACCTCAAATTTGTGTCCGCTGGTGAGCAGTGGCCTGTTGAACTTCAGAACAGCCGAAACCTTGAATCGCGCCCAATTCTGACGATTAACAAGCTGGACGGGTATTGCCGCCAGGTCACCAACCAGCAACGCCAGCAGCGCCCTCGGATCAAAGTCCACGGTATGAACAATCAGTCAGACGCCAAGACCGCTGAAGTACTGGAAGGCATTTGTCGGCACATTGAAGTGCAGTCCAACGCTGACAATGCCTATGACACAGCCTTTGACTATGCCGTTCGCATGGGTTGGGGCTTTATCCGTCTGATTACAAAATACCAATCAGACGATAGTTTCGATCAGGAAATCTACATCGATGCTGTGGATAACCCGTTCACAGTCTACTTTGACCCTAACTCAACCCGCATTGATGGCTCAGACGCAGACCGTTGTTTAATTACAACAATGATCGCCAAAGACAAGTTTAAGGCGATGTATCCCGATGCAGATGACGGTGGCGGCACATCTTTTACTCAGCGGGGAACAGGTGATTCTCAGTCCGAGTGGATTACCAAAGAAGACATCCGTGTCGCTGAGTACTATTACGCAGTGATGGAAAAGGCCAAGCTGTACCAACTAAGCGATGGCACGACTAAATTTGCAGACGGTAAAGACTTTTTCGCAAGAGTTGAAGCCGCTGGCCTGACCATTGAGAATGAGCGTGAGAGTTACAAGCGCACGATCAAATACAAGAAACTGACCGCTATTGAGGTGCTCGAGGAACGTGATTGGCCTAGCAAGTACATCCCAATCGTTCCCGTCTACGGTCGCCATGTTGTCGTGGGTGACAAGCGCCACAAGTTTGGTATCGTTCGCCATGCCAAAGACGCGCAGCGTATGTACAACTTCTGGCAGACCACAATCACCGAATCGGTGGCATTGGCTCCAAAAGCTAAGTGGCTGATGGCAGAAGGCCAAGACGAGGGTCACGAAAACGAATGGGCAGCGGCTAACGTTAAGAGTTTTCCTCTCTTGCGTTACAAGCAAACAGACATTGACGGTCAACCCGCGCCACCTCCACAGCGTCTTCAGCCTGAACCACCTCCATCTGGTGTGATGGCTGCATCTGCCGCGATTAACCAAGACATTGCCACGCTGATGGGCATTTACGACCCGTCACAGCAGTTGCCAGGCAATATCTCCGGCAAAGCCCTGAACGGTCAACAGCAACAAGTTGACCTGACAAACTTTGACTTCTACGACAACCTGACCAAATCAATCGCCCATGTGGGCAAGATTATTCTTGATCTGGTTCCCAAGATTTACGACACACAACGTGTGATGCGGATTATTGGCGCTGATGGTAAACCAGACTTGGTGACGATTAACGAAGTCAAACAGAACGAGCAAGGCGTTTACGAAGTCTTGCACGACACTACTATCGGTCAATATGACGTAGTAATGGAAACAGGCCCAGGCTATAACTCCAAGCGCCAAGCCGCTGTCGAATCCATGAT